TAAGAGATAATTTTGTTGTGCCACTAGCACCGCCATCTTTTAAAACAACCGCAGGGGAACCAGAGCCAGAAGTATGTACTACTAATTGTTTTACTCTAGTTCGTCCACTAACGAATGTCCCATCAGAAGTCCTAGTAACAGCGATTACGTCAGACATTGCCATGATTACCCCCTATTATGATGCGTCAGAAGTGCTTGATAACCCAAAAAACTTTAGAACAACTACTGTGTCTCCACCAGGGTCACCAGAAAGAACAACTTCAACCTCGTCTGCTGTCTCTGTAGCAGCAGTAGTTGTACCACCTGACATACCTAAAACACCATTACATGGGAAGAAACCTTTGAATCCTGTGCTATTAACCGCAGCTGTAATACCATCAACAAAACCGTCAGTATCAGCATCTGTACCAATATCAACAAGGTTAACTGCATTAGCTGCAGCAGTTGTAACTGCAACAGTTACACCCATAGGGATAAAGTTAGATGGAATACCTATTGAAGATTCTTTACCTGTAGTAGCGCCATTAGCAACTGTAACAGTAGCCACATAAGTAGATAGGCCCATATCGCTAGTTATAGCACCTGTTGAAGAATTTTTAACTATTGTTTTGAATCCGTTTTCAGAACGGACTGCACCTGAAAAAGTAGAATTTGCCATTTTATTTCCTTTTGCAGAAGGTTTTCTTTACTATCTCTGCAACGTCTGCTAGGTCAGTTAGTAAAGATTATTTATCCTAGAACTAATACTCTAATAATATACCTATATCCCCGTATAATCAACAAAAAAAAGGGCCTAAACTTGCGAATAGGCCCAAACTCTAGGAGGAAGTTAGAGTTACTCTGGAGAGAGTTCTTTTTAAGCTCCTTGTGAACCCCACATACCTAATGGATCAGACCAGCCGAAGCTGTATCTTTCACGAGCTTTGTATCTAGCGTTACCTGTATCAAAGTCTCCGTCCATGCTTGTTTGCATTGGAGTTCTGACAAAATACTTCATACCGTTAGGTACATCAGTTTTCAAGAACCATGCATCAGTATCTGTTAAGAAGTGATTCACAGTGTAACCTTGAGGGATAGCTCCCATTGATCTAACTGCATTGATGTCATTATCTGCTGTGGCAGTTCTAAGCTCAGTCTCTAAGAGTCTTGTAGCAACAAACTGTAGAGCAGGTGGAACGATCATCTTAAGTGGTCTAGATGCGATTAATAAACCTCTCTCATCTGTCCAACCAGCAATCTGAATAATAGCAGCTTCTAGTGAAGTCTCATTCAAGTCAACGTTAGTTGAAGGCTCGTTTGAGTTTGTACCGCCAGAAACAAGTGGATGAGCTGTAGAGAATAACTCAACACCGTCACCACCTACGTAGCTATTATTAAAGCCATTGTTAAGAACTGCAGCACCTTTAACTTGCTTTGTATACGCCATTGCTCTAGCAAGAGCTTTAGTGTATCTGCTTGATAAACTGTCATACAGATTATCTTCCATAGCTTCTTCTGTAATTGAAAATCCAAGAGCAATTGTCTCATGGTTGTATCTAGCAGACCATGCTTCTTGAGCATTGTCATAAGATATTGCTGCACCTTCGTCTTTAACTGGTGCTGCACTGAAACCTGAGAGCTTTACTTCTTCCTCGAAACTTCTTTCTGAAGATTCTTGGTCAAAGATTTCTTTATGCTCTTCCCCATATTTTTGATACTCCAAACCAAATAAGGCATTCAAACCTGGTAGGAGTTCCTTTAATAATTGTGCACGTGATATAGCCATTATTTATTCTCCTTAAATACCAGTACCGCTAGTGTATGCATGAGACTTTTGGTTAAACTTAACTAAAATATCTGTGTATGCATCACCAACTTCTGAAGTTGTTGAATCTACGAAACCAATGATTTTGAATGCAATAGTATCTGTTACTGCGATAGCTGAAGCATCTGCTGCCATTGTAGAATTACCTGTAGTTGTGCTACCTGCTGTAGGGTTAACTACAGGAATGTTGATACCTAATGCAGACTGAGGTAATGTATCGTCAGCTTGAATTTGGAATACAACACTTGGGTCATCAACTACATAAGCAACAGCGTCATCTGCCACTGTGCCTGTAGGCCAATATTGCTTAAATGTTTTTTGTTTAGTATTTGGGTCTGTGAAAGCACATCCAACAAACACTCCAAGAGTACCAGCAGGGAAAGCATCAGCATTTGAGCCGACTTCGGATACAATGTCTATTGTACCTGCAGCTAAAACTGAAACTACGGAACCATTGAAGATATTTGCAGCATGTCCAGACGCAATCTTTACTTGACGGGTGGAACCAGCGTAAGGCTGACCACCTACCAAATTAACGGGTTTTAAACCGTATGGTTGGGCTGATGTTGCCATAATAAACTCCTAATTTAAAAAAATAATTATTTAGTACCACGAGAAACAGTCGAACGTTTATCACTAAAAAGTGGCATACGAGGATTGTTCTCCCGTAAAAAATTGTTATCTACCGCTTCCATCTGCTGTTTGTTTTGATTTGCGTAATATGCATTTCGACTATCAGCAGTTTCAGTCGGTATCTTACAGAGCATTAAGCCGCCAGATTCAATGTTACCACTATCATTTGCAGTAAATCCATACTGAGTAACAATCTCTGGGTGCTCTTCAGCTTTTACAGGTACCCAACCTTCACGAAATTTAACAGAGACATTTCTATCATCTCTCTGCCCTAACAAAGATATCCTCACCCAACGGAATCTATATCCATCTTGAGGTTCTGGGTCAGGCAATTGCTGTGGTGGTACCCAATTTTTAGTGCGAGCTTTCTTTTCTCGTGTTTCAGTGTTTCTTGTTGGTCTAATAGCCATAATTATCTCCTTAAATTAACCGTTTAATCTTGCAACTTGTTTTGCGTACTCCTCAATGGGTACACCTAATTTCTTTGCCAATGCTACCTGCGTCTGTGTTAATGTAATCTTCTTAGAAGACGGACTCCGTTTAACGGGAGCTACCACATTTGCTGGTGCTTTTGCTTTCTGCTGCGAAGACTTCGGCTCATCTTCAAGGTAATCTGCAGAATCGTCATCTGAATCAATGCGATCTGGAAATACTTCTTTAATGCGAGAATCTATCTTCTCGTAATACTCATCAGAACGTGGATCAATTCCACTCCTAACAAGTTTTTCATGCAGCCCATAAGCTAGGGCAGTCATCTCATCATCTGAACCAAACCAAGTATTCTTCTTAAACCAAGCCTCGGCTTTCGGGTCAGGTTTTGGGATGTTTTGTTGATTATAACCTTCTTTTTCCTCTTTTTGCAAGTCTTTATCACTATATTGATATTGAGGGGTATATTTATCAGACTGCTCTTTAGCATAAGTAGCTTTAGCTAATCTCTCTTGTGCCTCTATCATCTTATCAGAATCAGCATCATCGTGAGCTTTTTTATATGCTTCTTTTGCTGCAGCTAACTCTGCTTCTGCCTTTTGTTTAGAGGTCTCCATGAGAGTAGTCTCACCTTCAGATAAATTTTTCTTGAGCTTTTGCACTTCTTGTTGAAGAGACTTGGCATAATTGTAAGCCTCTGTAGCTTCTCTTTCTTTTGCCTCTTTTGCTCTTCTTTCATCGTGATAAGCTCTTTTTAATTTACCTATACGGTTTTGTACTTTCTCACTATAATTTTCTAATTCATCCTCCGTAGGTTCGGGACTATCACCTGCTTTTAAAGGTACTTTACCTTTATCTTCTTTAGGTATATCGTCCACTACCTCTATTTCAAAACCATCGGAAGATGTCTCCTTATCATCTTTAACTTCTTCTTCAGTAGTATTATTAACCTTCTCATTCATCTATATCTCCTATAATGCACGTGAAAAACCACGAGGGTCTGCAACAACACCTTCAATAGCGTCATCGTTTAACATTCTAAATTCTTCACCATCAATATACATGCGAGTCCCAGAATAGGAACGCATAACCACAAAATCACCTTCTTTACACCAAGCTCCATTAGGAAACTTCTCTTTATCCTGATAAGCATCTGTACCTAAAGATATAACAAAGCCAACATTAGCGGCAGTAGCTTCTCTATCTACGGTGCTCTGTGCTTTGATAATACCACCTGCTGTCTTTTCTTCTATCTGGGGTAGGGCGACTAACATTTTATAACCTGCTGGTTTTGGTAGTCTAAGGGATTTGTCTTTTAATTTGTCAACTTTTTTTAGGGTACTGTCAACGTCTATACCATTGGTTGCTACGGTTGTAGTCATTTTACATCCTCACTTTTATTAGCAGCATCAACTAAATCAAGAAAGGCTCTTTCAGCTATTGCTAGCCCTTCTATCACTCCCACAAGATGCCGGTATTGTGGAAAGTCTTGTGCGCCCCCTGTCGAAACAGTGTCAGCGTAGTCATTCATTACTTTACGTAATTCTTTTTTATACTCCTCTTCTAAAGAAGCCATATTTCCTCCTGTGTAAATTATTGTCCTGGGGGTGCATCATCCATACTTCTAGCGATATCTAACCCTAGTTTTACTCCTTCAAGTTTTTGTTTTTCAGTTAATTCTTTTTCTTGTTTGGCTAACTCTACACCTAATTTAGCACCTGCAATAGATTTATCTGCTTCAATTTTCTCATTTCTAAGCGCTGCATCTACAAAGTCTTTCTGAGCTTTTTGTTGTAATTGAGCTTGTTTTAATGCAAGTTCTTGTTGTTGCATCTGTATCATTGGGTCTTGAGCTGCTTGTTGTGCCTGTTGTTGAGCGGCTTTTGCTTGTGAACTTTGCTGTACTTGGATAGATGCTTCTGCCATGAGTTTTGAGACTTGTTTTTCAACATCTTCAGGCATCTTCTCATCCGGTTGTGGCAATGGAACACCTAATTGTTTCTCTACTTCTACTCTATACTGCA